TGTTTCGCAATAGATTTTGAGATCGTCCATGTTTTATTTGAATGAATAGGAGTGGTGGGATTCGAACCCACACTGGATCGATTTTAAGTCGATTTTCTCTGCCTGTTGGAATACACTCCCGTGATATGAGACCATTATAACTCAAAGAGTGTTAATGGTCAATGCAGGTTGAGGGAATTGAACCCACCTTAGCCGCTTTATGAGAACGGAGCATTCAACCAGATTGCTAAACCTGCTTATTAAAGAACTCTTTCCACCCATCAGCGTTGTGGAGTTCTTGATGACAATTATGACATAGAAGGTCGCATTTGTCAACTTCTTCTAGGAGTAATTTAAGATTTGTATTACTAAATCTTCTAGAATCTAGTCTAATTTTTTTCTCTGATGGGTTTCTGTGGTGAAAGCATAGCATTGCGGGTCTACTTTCACCACATTGTTGACACTTTCCACCTTTTGATTGTATTGCTGACCACTTTCTCTCATAGGCAACTCTCTTTTGCCTATCATAGGTATTTCTTTGTTGTTGACTTGTTTTGTATTTTGGATCGTTTTGATAACGCCATTGATGTCTACATTTATCGCTACACCAAGTTTTGAGGCGCCCCTTAGTTTCTCTCTCATTAATAATTTCACATCCACAACCCTTACAAGTTGAAATTAGTTTAAACATAATGGTGTTATGAATATTTACATAACTATTTAGAAAAGTTATGAGTTAATAGGAATACTGGGAGTTGAACCCAGACTAACCCGTTATAAGCAGGCCGCTCTAACCATTAAGCTATATTCCCATTGGGTTCAGGTCAATTATAGCAGACCTGAGATGCTGTTGTCAAGACCCTTCGTTATGTTCCGTGTATATTCGTATAAGTTCGTCGTCTGCTGGTATCATGACTGCTATATTATCTCCGTTTGAGATCCCTATTTGCTCTCCACCTTCAACTCTGGAGATCAGTTCGTCCCAATGTTCTTGCCAGTGATCCACAGTGTAGATTTTCATCGTTGAGTTTATTTAGGTTAAGTATATCACACCTTTTGGCAAATTGCAAGGTCTGCATATTCGATCTGATCTTCTTCCAAATTGGCAGTTACAACTTCGAGGACATTCATAAATTGATCGACAGTATCGCACTCTACGAACTTCTCATCTCCTTCGCTGCTGAGCAGAAGGAAAGAGCGAGAGCAAATGTCGATCACAATGCCTTTGACGTACTCGTTCATGCTGTTCCGTTGATTACCCCCATATTATAGGGCATCTGGACCGGGTGGTCAAGGGGTGTGTGCCAGTCGGGTGAGTGTCCTAGACCTTCTCAGTTGATAGGTTTCCATCATCGTCAACAACGAAACGATACTTAACTCCGTTTTTAGAAGTTATGATATTTCTATCTTCAGAAAGTTCCTTGATTGCCTCAATTAGGAGAGGAATTACTTTATAATAATCAACCGCAAGATACCCATTATCTCTTTCAGTAACAGCTTCTGGCAGAATTTCTTTTATTTCTTGTGCAATAACACCAACATCATGACCAGACTTATTGGAATTTTGATTCCAATCGAATGTGTTACCACTAATTGATATTACCTTTGCCAAAGGATCATCAATTGGAGTGATATTATCCTTTAATCTTTCATCAGAAGTATAGAATGCAGTAATATCACCAGTTACATTGAGATCTCCGGTAATTAAAACACCAGTATCTGTTGCCGTAATTGCATCTCTGGCAACTGTTGTTTGATCGAAGACATAAACGACACCGGCAGCACTAGTACCTCCAATCTCATCATTGAGAGCAGAAGCAATAACAGACTTACCATCTGCACTACATGCCACTGCGTATCCAAATTTATCAGCAAGATTAGTAGCATAAGAACCGGTTATAATACCTACTTTATTAAAGTTATTTCCCTGACGATTAAAAACATGAACAATGCCAGTAGTAAAAGTAGATGAATATTCATCATTGGGAGCACCAACAAAAATAGTCTTACCATCGGCACTACATGCAACTGACCATCCAAAATAATCATGATTATCAGCATATTCAGTTCCTGCTGTTAGAATACCTACTTCATTAAAATCATTTCCAACACGATCAAAGACATGAACAGTGCCTTTAGTAGGATCACCGGTCCCAGACTCATAATAAGCACTACCAATAATAGTCTTACCATCGGCACTGATTGCTACTTCGCGTCCAAAGTCATAGCGCACGGTATCGTAAGATGCTGTTAGAATACCTACTTGATTAAAATCATTTCCAACACGATCAAAGACATAAATTGCACCTACATCAGTTACTGTTACGCCACTTTCATCACCATACGCACCAACAGCAATAGTCTTACCATCGGCACTGGTTGCTACAGAATATCCAAAATAATCAAAAACAAATGCACCACTTGATACTGTTAGAATACCTACTTCATTAAAATCATTTCCAACACGATCAAAGACATAAACTACACCTCCGCCATCAACACTATCAACACCCTTCTCATCCAGAAGAGCACCAACAACAATAGTCTTACCATCGGCACTGGTTGCTACTGACGATCCAAAATTATCACTATTTTGAGAAGCATAAGAACCGGTTAAGATACCGACTTCATTAAAATCATTTCCAACACGATCAAAGACATAAACAAGTCCACTATTCGACTCCGATCCTGGTAATTCACTATATTGGTTGCCAACAACTATGGTTTTACCATCGGCACTACATGCAATTTCTTGTCCAAAATAATCGCTGCTACTGGTAGCATAAGAACCAGTAAAGAAACCTACTTGACTATAAGTATTTCCTTCACGATCAAAGACATAAACTGCACCTACATTTGATAATGAATTAGTATCATGATCGGGAGCACCAACGATAATGGTCTTACCATCAGCACTGGTTGCTACTGTGTGTCCAAATTCATCGTTAGAGTTAGGATTATCAAGTTCTATAGCACCTACTTCAATATAAGTTGATCCAATACCTACAAGATTATAAGATCCATTTGATGTTTCACTATGACTTGCATAATCGGAATAGGAAGAGAAAATACTTCTATCGGCATTATCTGCAGTTCCTTTAATATCACCCGTTACTGTTAAATTAGATTCTATAATTATATTTTTTTCATCTATAGTCCTTAAAAGTGATTTTGTATTTACATTTTGATCGAAAACATAAACAAGACCTTGTTCACTATTAATCTCATCATTGTAAGCACCAACGATAATGGTCTTACCATCGGCACTGGTTGCTACAGAATGTCCAAAATAATCACCAGTATTAGAAGCATAAGATCCGGTGAGAATTCCTACTTCATTAAAGTTGTTTCCCTGACGATTAAAAACATAAACGAGACCAGAACCATTGCCAGAACCAGGATACTCATCACTTTGAGCTCCTACAATAATCGTCTTACCATCGGCACTACATGCCACAGAGATCCCAAATTGATCATCATCATCGGCATAAAAACCTGTTAAAATTCCTACTTGATTAAAGTCATTTTCAACACGATCATAAACATAAACAGCACCAGGTTGATTAGCAGAAATAGAACTTCTACCAACAAAAATAGTTTTGCCATCAGCACTAGTTGCTACTTCATTTCCAAAAAAGTAGTAATTATTACTGTCAAATGCTGTTAAAATTCCTACTTCATTAAAATCATCTCCAACACGATCAAAGACATAAACTGCGCCTGAAGATGTATGTCCCGAAAGATCGTCATGACCACCAGCACCAACAACAATAGTCTTACCATCAACACTACATGCAACATCCTGTCCAAAAGAATCACCTGCACCTTGATCAGATGCTGTTAAAATTGCTACTTCATTAAAGTCATTTCCAACACGATCATAAACATAAACAAGACCATGACCAGTAGTGCCAGAAGTTTCATCACCATAAGCACCAACAATAATAGTATTACCATCGGCACTGGTTGCTACTGACCATCCAAAGTAATCAAAAGATTCGGTGGCATAAGAACCAGTTAAAATTGCTACTTCATTAAAGTCATTTCCAACACGATCATAAACATAAACAAGACCATAACCAGTAGTGCCAGAAGTTTCATCATCAAAAGCACCAACAACAATGGTCTTACCATCGGCACTGGTTGCTACTGCTTGTCCAAAATTATCATAATTATCGGTAGAATAAGAACCTGTCAAGACACCTACTTGACTATAGGTATTTCCTTCACGATCAAAGACATAAACTGCGCCTGAATCTGTTGCATTACCATCACCAAAGCGATCTCCAACAACAATAGTCTTGCCATCAGCACTGGTTGCTACTGACCATCCAAAACTATCTGCAGAAGATGAATTTGCAGTAAGTATTCCTACTTCATTGTAAGAAGTGTTTGCAATACCTACAATACCGTATGCATAATTTGATGTTTCACTATGACTTGCATAATCAGAATAATGAGAGAAAACACTTCTATCCGTTGCTGTTGGAGTTACTGTCGCAACACCACTTGAAGTAGAAAGTAATACATTAAATCCTCCACTAAAATTAATTGTTGCTGCAGCTCCAACCGAAGTTCCATTTGATTGAAGTTCAACGCCAGTGCCTACACCAATAACACCAGTCAGTAAAGATCCATCACCCTCAAAACTAGCAGATTGCAATTTTCCAGTACTTGAATCATAAGTTAAGTTGGCATTAGTTTTTGGTGGAAGAATTCCATTAGATGCGGTTACAAAAACTATATTACACTCGGCATCAGTACTTTCTTCGGTAACATTAATATTAGTTGCTGTTATATCACCAACAATATCACTACTATTAACTGTGCCAATAAATCCACCAGTTGCTGTTATAATTCCGGTGACGGCAATACCTCCATTAGATGGAGTAATGGTCACACCAGTGCCTACAGATGTGATACCAGATATGAATGTATCTCCACTTGATGAAATCGTTACAGCCGCACCAACTTTTATAGTTTCACTGACTGATGCAATTCCAGTAACTTGTAAATTACCACGAACATCTAATTTTGCTTCGGCACTTGTAGTGCCTATTCCAACAGAACCGGTTTGTCCAATAGCAATAACAGCACTATCATTTCTTATACCAAAAGTAATAGGAACATTAGTTTGTGCTACAGTATTAGTTGCATAAGTATCAACAATAATTGTATTTCCAACAATATTTGAAATCTTCGTGCCAACTGTATGGAATCCAGATTTTACTTCTTGTCCCAATACAATACCAGATCCAGATATTGTGATTCCAGTAATTTCATTGGTACCCAAACCACCAACAGGAGCAGCAAGATCTCCAGTATTTGTATTTACAACTGGTATAAATTCGTTCCGTGATCCTATTTGAAGTCTATCAACAGGAGTTCTTGTTGCAATACCAACTTTAACGGGGTCAATAGTATCCACGATATCAGGATCATTACATAATATCAAATCACTTCTGATATGAACACCACCAGCAACAATTAAAGCACCATCATTATTACCAGTGGTTGGTTCAGTACTATTAATTTGCAGTTCGCTATCAGTAACAATTGTATTAGAACCACCTTGAGCATTAATAATTAAATTTCCAGAAGTTGTATCTATTGTATTAGAAAGATTTCCACCAAGACCACCAATCTTAATATTAGAAATAGTTGATGCAGAAGAAACATTTAATGTATCGGTTTCTACATGACCCGTTACATCAATACCATTTTCCGTTACTTCTAATTTTTCAACTCCATTATAGTATAGATTTACATAAGTATTATAATTATCTCCACTATTAACATGTGTCACTCTCATGGCAGTGCTTATGCCAAGATTATTATCAAAAGAAACGAAGTCTAATGTCTTACCACCACTAGAATCTAACCCAACATATGTTTTGGTGAGTGTAGAATCATGGTAAATTCGTAGGTCGGCAGTTGTCCCTACACGAAATTCTGCATTATCATAAGCATATAAAGAGTTTTCACTCACATCAAAGTAAATATCACGACCAGCAGTATTTCCATCAAATCTTACATCTCCATGAAACTCTGATGTGCTGTGATCAACATATAATCTACCATCTATACGAAAACCACTGATATCTGTATATGCTTTTCTACTATTATTATAATAAAGATCTATGCCAGCATCATCGTTACAAATAATACTATTTTCTCCACTTCTTGCCTGAATATAAATGTTTGAATTAATATTTGACCCAGCATTTCTAATATATAAATGTCCAGTCTTATTATCAATATATCCAGTAGTGCCATTATGATATATTTCTAAATCAGAGTCAGTGCCTGCAGCAAACTTGGCATTATCATCAAGTATTAAACTATAAGCACTCTTGTCCCAGTGAAGATCATAGTTATTATCACCTTTAAATAAAACATCACCGACAACATCTAAATTAACTGTCGTAGAATCTCTCTTTGTCCTTGGATTTACTGTGCCAATACCAACATCACCAGTGCTAGTAACTACAAAGACATCATCTCCCTCGTAGGTAGTTTCTGGTATGGTGGCATCATTTGCAACAGAAGTTATATACCTGCCAGTAGCTAAAAGAGTGTTATTAAAGTATATTCTATACCCATTACCAGTAAAAGAACTCCATTGAGTACCTTTTGTTTCGTAATTACTATTTCTAACCGTTAGTGCTGTTCCAGCAGAAGGTACATCATATACAAGAGTTCCAAATATATCCTGCAGTCCAAATGGAGAAGCTGCCGTTCTCAATTGAACTAAATCTCCTGCACTATAATTATCACCTATAGCACTATCTAAAGTTAATTTCTTTGTTGTATATCTTTTTCCATCTACTCCAACTTGAAACTTCTGTGCCGGATCATTAGTACCAATACCAATAAACTCATTATAAGGATTGAAATTTAATTCATCATCACCCTGAACCAATCCAGTAGTGCCATGAAACTGAATATTACCAATTGTTCCACCAGCACCAGTAATAATAGATTCCAAACGAACCCAATCTATTGTCCCAGGATTTCCTGCTCCCTTCGCAAGAATTTGCCCGTCAGTTCCTGGATCACCATCACTATCATAGATAGTTGCTCCAACTTTAATGCTACCACTTACATCAATATCTCCTGTAACATCTAAAGTATGTGCAGGATCACTACTATTAATACCTAATCGTGTATTAGACTTATCCCAATAAACACTAGCACCATTAAATTCCCCATTATCATTAAATATTAATTCTTTATTTTCAGAAAAGAATTGTGGAGAAACAGTTATGTCTGCTTTAACTCCAGTCTCAATAATCGAAGATAAAGAATCTACGGTTAATCCAGTGGTTACTCCATCCTCATAAATTTCATCACTTGCATTTTGAGCAAACGATCCCTCAACATTAGTGACAGTAACATATCCAACTGTTGTTGTAGAATATTTTACAAAACCAGTAACATTATTGTTACCCTGTGTAATACCTAAACCAACAGAAAAACTATGATTGCCACTTAAAGTTAATGTTGTTTCTTTAAATGAATCTGATGTTGCAGTTATAGCAGCACCAATAAAATTGAGTTGAGTTATACTACTAATATTACCAACAAGTTTAGTAGATTCATCATAGACAGTAATAGATCCTGGAATGATTCCACCCTCAACAGGAATCCAATATCTTTCTCCAGGATATCCTTCAACGGAAACTATTTGATATCTTGTACCAGCAGGTGGAGTGTCTTGAAATGTCCCGGAAAGAGGATCACCTAAATTTGGTTCAGTTTCATTAAGTCCAAGATAACGGTAGCGATCCGTAGAAATTGCTACTTTGGATTGTTCTTTTCTTTTTACTCTTCCGCTTAAATATTTTGCCATTGTTATGCAAGACTATTTTCAAGAATACTGAGGGTTAATTCCAATCTTAAGGGTGCTACTTTTCCTGTTCCACTAACATGATTGTGAGCAATGCCAACACTCTTACCAGAATTTACTTCAAAAGTTGTTGGAGTATTTGATACATCTACAGTAAAACTTCTCTGTGGTGAGGGGAAAAACGTTGTGGTTATTCCGTATCCATCTCCCGTACAAGTGAATTGAATATCTGCCATAGTAATCTCATCACCAACTTGGAATCCATGAGGAGTTGTGGTAGTTACAGTAGTTACCCCATTAGGAGCATGATATTCAACACCCTGAATATCTCTGACACCATGCTGATCACTAATAATAGTCAATGAATCCGATACAGCAGCAGTTCTTTCTAAGACTAATCTTCCATCAATAAGAAACAATGTATCATTCGGTAGCACCTCAATATCTTTTACAATTCTCGTATCTCTGGTATTACCAAATGTTCTTGTTCCCGTGGATTTTCTTTGGTGCGTAAACGTTACTGTTGGATATGAAGTAGTCGTTCCTAAACCAACATTTGAAACTCCGGCATATAATACAATAGCACTTACACCAACAGGAGTTGTATATACAGTATTAATTCCAGGTGCAACCGGTACTGCTACAGTTATAAATTTATTTAATGGTGCTACTGCCATATTAATTTAATGCAAGTATTAATGGTGTAATTTCTGCCTGAACTGCTCTACTAAAATCTCTACCTCTAATTGTTGACGTTGTTTGGTCGATTTGTATCCCCTCTCCTATATCAAAATTTCCTTTTTGGTCGGTGCTAGTAAACGGAATTTGTGCTCCATCTCTGGCATCAACTTCATTAGCTTTGATTGGAACTGCACCCTCAAAGGGTAACGCACTATTTATAGTGGTCCCAGTACCAATGTATTCAAATGAATGTGAAGATGTAAGAATACGACTTATTCTTGCAAAATAAATTGGATCTCCTTCAAATAATTCATATGGTATAAATTCATTAAAGGTTATAGTCGTCATACCCACAGAATTGAAATCGCCCGCTTCAGAAACTGTATAGTAGATAGGTTTCATGATAGCAGTCGCAATTCCAGTATTTCCATTAATACTAACAACTATATTTTGAGTTGGAAGATAATTTCTACCATTACTAATTAAATTAATTTGGGTAATGGATCCTCCTGCACTTACAGTTGCAGTTGCTTGAGCAGCAATAGATTGAGGACCTTTAGGTTCAACTAAAGTATCATCAAAATCTTCTATAATCACATTAGGAGGAGAAGCAGCACTAAATCCAGAGTTACCAGTAGCATTAGGTATTAAATCAATTCTCTCAACTTCTCTCATAGGAGATGGAAGTATTGTGCTTCCACTTGGTGGAGTTGCATCTGGATAGTTTGCAAGATCAATCGCAAACCAAACTGCCTGCCCATCAAAAGGTCTTTGATATACATTGGATCTGTCGGTAACAGCAGTGCCAACTATAATATCGGTGTTATTAAAATCATAAGCAACTCCAGCAGTATTAGAAGTAACAAAACCAGTGTATTGAGTTGCTCCCAATCCAACTGCAACCAATCCATAATTTCCAAAGGAAGAATTAGAATTAGTCAAATCACACTGAGCACCAGTATCAGCATAAATTCCTATATCATTATTAATTGTAAATATAGAAACTAATTGGGCATATGCTTCATTGGTAAGTGATACTCCAATACCTGCTTCATTGTATTGAGTAAATGAATCACAAACCATTGATTTCAAATTAGCACCATCACTTGATGCTGTGGCATGATTACCATCAATCTTCATGCCAATACTTTTGGTCATGAAGTTTGTGCAATTTCTAATATATGGACTTCTCCATCTTCCCGTAGGACCTTCTGTTGCTGGTCCAACATCAGTAAATCCACTTACCGCTTGATATGCAGTCCCGGCATCAATGTCTGTTTGTGTTGGAGGAAATGCAACTGCTCCTCCTCCAGTATTTGCAACACTTACTCCATTGTCATTTGGATCTCCATCATTATTTTTACAGGCAAAATTCAAATTCTCAATGAGACATCCTCTTCTTACATGAAAAATATCACGCATCAAATTTTGAGGTCTGATTGTAACCAATCTCAAATCTTGACCTGTAACAGATACGTCAGTTCTTAATCCAATTGGATTGTTTTCATCATATGTTCCGGGTCTTATAACAATTGTATCACTCGCTTCTGCTATTGCTGCTGCACCACCAACTGTTCTTTTTGCATCACCCTCAAGTAATCCACTATTGGCATCGTTACCACTCTCCGAAACCCAAATAGTTCTCTTTGTTTGAACACCAGAAGGTCTCCAAGAAACACCACTTCCAACTGCAGCAAGACGATAATCTTTATCGCCACCAGTAGAATCATTAACATCCTGTATAAAAGAATTTAGTATTAGAGTGCCATCAATATCAACTTCATCCTCAAAATATGCAGTACTTCCAACACCAACTGTATTAGCAATACTTACATTATCTACGGTTAATCTTTTTGCAATTCCTACACCACCATCAACAACTAATGCGCCTGTTGTTTTACTGGTTGAATCCTTCGTAGAATTTATGCTTATAATGCCCGTAGCATCATTCTTACCTATCTCAATAGAAGTTGCAGCACCACCAAGATTTAATGTGGTTACAGTGGTGTTTAATAAGTTAAATGTGGATTGATTAGTTTTTATATCTCCACCAAAAACAGATAAATCATCTTTAACAAATAATTCACCACCTACAGTAGCAGCACCTCCTATAGTAGCAGCACCTCCTACAGAAAGACCATTATCAACAAATAAGTCTCCACCGGTTGTTGTAATACCTCCATCAGATGCAAGAGTTGTTACACCACTAATAGAGACACCGCCATAAACATCCAAAGGAAATCTTGGATTTGTAGTTCCTATTCCAAGATTACCCTCCGATGTAATGGCAACCACACCAGAAGTATTTTTACCAATCTGTAGTGCAACTAATGGATTATTGGTAAAAATACCAACATTGGTCATTCTATAAATGTTATTATCGGCAACTGCCTTGTCACCACCTATTGCATTTCCCCAATAATCATTGGAAAATATAGTGGCAAGTCCTAAAATTCCGGAAGATGTAATTCCCAGAGTCTCGGTCAAAATACCAAGACTGTTTCTCTCCACGAAATTAATATTTGTGAAAGAAACCCCTTGTCCTACTTCAACACCTTCTTCTTGTAAAAAGACACCTTCCTGAACTTCTGTACTTAATTCTTTCCAGAAAATTCCATTTGCATCAACAGAAAGAACGTTTGTATTATTACCTCTTTTATCAAATTGATCATAAATGTATTTTGTGATCTTTATACTTCCACCAACTTCAAGAACTCTATTGCCTGTTGGATCAATATAATCAGAATTAATACCTACCCTACCACCATTAATATCAACCGTTCCTCCTATTCCAACATTACCAATCGCAACAATTGATCTATCAGGATTTAATGTGTTAATTCCAATTCTTTTAGTATTATCATTAACATTTAAAAGTTTTTCCTTAGTACCTACACTAAAATATTTTCTTACTCGTAAAACATCAAGATTAACATCACCAGTAAAAATTGTGTTATCTACAACAATTTCATTCGCATAAAGTTTATCGTAAATATATACGGTTTCAAATATCGAATTACCTAATTGAGAAAAATCTGGATTTATTCTTGGTATTCCCATTTTTTATGCTTTTAATTTTGGATTTCCAGAAGCTAATGACCCTTTAAAAGATGCAACTGTGCTTGAAGACATTAGTGCTTCTTTCAATTCAAATTTTTTTATTTTTCCATTCTCTACAGGAATCAAATTTTGTGCATGAAGTTCAATTTTATTTGTTTGCCCTTCATTATTTCCAATTCTAATTGAAGGAGCATCTATTACAATTTCATCTGTTGCCTTTAAAGTAATTGTTTCTGCACCTACAACGAATGATCCACTATCAGCATTAAAATGAATATTGCCATTATGTGCAATTAAAGTAAAATCTGGTTGTCCATCTCTATTTTTATCTCCACACTCTATTTCAAACCGTCCTTCTGTTCCTTGATGAAACATCCCATTTTCATACAATCCTTGTGAGCAACGAATACCAGACTCGTTTTCACTTTTAATAGAAAAGGCACATTTACCGGCAGTAGTTTGCTCTTCAGAATTCGACTCAATAACTAATTTTGGACTACAAACCTCTCGATATAAACTATCAGAATTTGCCATATGTTACCTCACACAATCTATAACTTGAATAACTTCTCTCTGTGGCGGAACAACTGCCATTATTGGTCTTAGCACAGCTCCAAACCCAGTGTTACTGTTGATATTTAGGTCAGGCAATCCATTGTATCCTAAGTTTTCAATTTCAGTGTCAACAATTTGACCATCACGAATTGTTAATTTAATCCCTTGAGCAGAATCACCTTCAGAGTATCCAGATCCGGGATTTTCAATTACAATATCTTCAATGTATAATGGATCTTCAATAAGACCTTCCGTTGGGTAATTTTCTCCTTTACTAATAATACTTATAGAAGTAACTTGACCATAAGTTGGAGAACTAGGATTTGTATCTATGTTTGCTCTGCCATATGCACCATATCCCTTATCACATGCATCAGTAAAAGATACAATTGGTGGAGTTGTATATCCACTTCCGGGATCTTGAATTTCTACACCAACAATACTTGCAGTCCTTTGTGCAGAATCAATTACACCTTCACTATCAACTTCATTAATAATATTGCCAAGTATTACTCTTCCAAATGCTCCTGCACCATCACCACCAAAAAATTCTACATTTGGTGTGCCACAACTGACAACATTTCCAGTATAACAACCCGAATTTGGATCAGCATTTTCTAGGGTCTCGCCAAATATAGACCATGATCCATATTGATTTTCAAAATCATTTGCAAGATTTGCAGCACCTCTTGACAGTGCTCCTTTTGCAAATATTCTATCAAAGGCGTCTTTCTGCTCTCCTTCTCCCCTATCTCTCAACAATCCTTGATTGATTTTATATTTTGTAGATGGAGGACACTTTTTCTTCTCATTACAATTTAAAAGATTTTCAACCTTTCTCAATGTTTTCACTACACCAACAAGAAAATCTCTTACATCAAAAACAAATTCTAATGCATTCTTAATCGGTTCCAATATTGGTGAAACGGTGCTCTCAATGATATCTATCATCTTATTAGTAAATGCACCCAATATTTGCTCAACTGCACAAATAGGGACATTCAATACATTTTTTACTGCTTGTGATAGCAAATCAGTGAATATTTTTTCTGCGGCATCCGTAACCTTATTTGCCAAACAAGCAAGTGCCTTAAACAGATTATCAACTGGATCAATTTGAGCGCCTTGTTTTTTTGCTAATTCATCAAGAGCTTTGAATAATTCATTTCCTTTATATGAAGATCTAACTGCATTTTCCAGTCCTGCAAGTCCACCTTTTATTCTTTCAATCAATTCATCTTGAAATCTTCCCACAACAGAATTTACAAAACCTTTCATACCAATAGAAAGAAGTTTCACGGTTTTTTTCAATTCTTGATCTAAACTTGAGGATGAATCAAGTGGTTTTGTTACCAAAGCAAAAAAGTTTTCCAGATATGCTTCTGCCTTCGCAAAGGTATTATCTTTACAAGGATCTGGAAGAATTACTACATGACCAGATGTATTACTGATAGGATCTGCACAAACTGACATATATTTTTTGAATTATTTATGGAGATGTTCTACCTTGTTTCCCATTCCCAGGTATTAGTCTTGGCGTGCATATTCCTTTTTGTTCACATGTTTCTTGATTTTTTGTTAATGATGTCTTTTTTCTACTTCCAACAAATCCAGTTTTTGGATCAAATCTACCAGATCCATATCCATATTGTATATCAGACGTTCTACATAAAACATGCAATATAATTGGCAATTGTTTATTATCACCATCTAAAAATTTACCCAAAACAACATCTCCTTGAGTCAATTTAGATGTTTTATAACACGATCCACCGCCGCCGCCATCAGCAGGTGAGAATCCAGTTATGGCATAAGTAATTTCTTCATCAGTTATACTATTATCAAGTGGATGATAACCCATAATAGCCACTCGATAACGAAAACCAAATCCTTTCTTTCCCGTAGATTGATCTTTTTGGGATTCAAAGGGCAATATCATACCTATCCACTCATTTGTCCCCAAACCATAAAAATTAAATTGTGCCGAATTTAGTCCTTCCATTATTTGCTCTTACTAAAATGTAATCCATAAGAATCGCGAATAAGTTTTAATCCAGTAGTAGATACTTTAGGAGTAAAATGATGCCTTATTCCCCTAATTATATATTTACCACTTTTAACTTGATCAACACCTTGCACCTTATCATTAGATATACTTTCAATATTTAAAATAATCGAATCTCCAGCTTCAAGTAAAATATTTGATGGAATTGTTACATTATGAATTTGAGAAAATAATGCATTATATCTAGTAGTTCCTGCTGCATAGTAAAGTTCTGGATTATTATTTTGAGTTTTTTCTTCTGTATTACTTCCTATATCTAGGATAGCAGACTGAACTCGATGATATTTTTTCCCCTCATTGAAATCTTGATCTAAAATTCTTGGAAGTTTTTGTTTTTTACCCAATGAAGAAAACTTTGAATTTGTTATCACAGATATGTCAATTTCGGTAAATTTAAAAGTTAGTGGATTGAAAAATAAATTTTTTGTAGCATACATTCCAGATCTAATTTGCATCAACAAATCTTGATCTTTTTCTGTCGAAAATGTTGCTACCTTAAAATCAGCACTGTCATCTTTAGTTTCAAAAGATGATATATTTTTGCCATTATATTCATAAGGAATTTTAAATTCCTCTCGATTTATCAAAGTATCAATAGAAACATAATTAAATCCACTCTTTGTTTCATAACAAAAATAACCAGGATTTACTGTATTGGGGGGTATAGATTGTTTTAATAAAAGTCCTATTAATAAATCAAATGGTCTCTTTCTCATTCCAGTAAATGTGAGACTATTGATTGCTTCTTCAATAAAAATTTTATTAGATTTTATACCCAATTCTTTTGTTAATATAGATTCTACAGATTTGGTAATTTTTCCATTAAATGATCGTGTAATTCTGGTAGTTTCATTTAACCATCCAATTTTAGATGTAAACTTTATAGATATTGTTTCTGAATTAGAATCTTGGATTAGAGGAACAACCTTTGTCACATATAAAACTTTATAATCATCTCCAGAAAAATTCAATACTCCATTTTTTGTGCGTATTTTTGTCGATATTATTGATCCTGCACGAAGAGGTAAATGCGATAATATACTTCCTACTCTATTTTGGGGATCTTCCCTCGATACAGCAGCATCAGATCCACTAGAAATTATAATTGTGCCAGTAATGCACGGTGATAATATAGATTCAAAGTAATCAAAACTAATAATTCTTATCTGACCATCATAAAGATTTACAGAATTACTTCCGTCATCAGATGTAATTATAAATTCTTCAAATATACTTGCTTGTGCTGCATTCATTATTGAGGTCCTCTCGTTTGCCAGGGATTTAAAGGTCGTCCACCATAATCTTTTCCTCCACCAGGTCTATAGACCTTTGTAGAATTGCCAGTAACTGGAACTGGAGTTTCAATAGGCACTAACTTTTCTACAGGAACTATAATAATTTGTTTCTTAATTTCGTCACTTAAAGGAATTATTTGTCTAGATGTTATACTATTATTTAACTGCCCACCTTCACCATCTTTAGATTTCTCTGGTCCACTGGATAAGTGAGCAATTAAATAATAATTTCCATATTTATCCACAATAACTATATTATTTCCATATCCACTTGGATCTCTAACCGTATCATAATCAACAAGTTTCAATCCCCCTTTAAGAGTAATTGGTGTCCCCTTCGGAATACCATAATCCAATCCACGGTGCCCTCTACCATCACCAATTGTTGAAGTTTGAGGCCAATCAGACAATGGTTTACCACCAACAATAATATTACTCAAAACTGATGAAGGAATCTCTCCTCCCGCTCCTCCTTCCCCCCTTCCAGTTTCAATGTGAATGTGAGAACCCTCTGGACCTTCTGGGATCGTATACCCACTATGCCCAACTCTTCCAACAATTTGTCCGGTAATTTTACCATCACTAATTACAACTTTATTATCAGTTGCCGGTTTATTATCATTAGTAGTAATAGATTTTTTCCTTTCTGATGATTTTAATAATTTTGCAATTTCTTCTAATTTATCATTATTTTTTTCAAATAGATTTACATTTTCGCTGTTTTGCTCTGTTACCTTTCCAAATAACCTTAAAGGATTTGTTTTTGCATTTTCATAATTATTTCTTCTTGGTGGAAGATTCGCATTTTGTCTTTTGTTTACTAAACCACCAGTATTTCTTTTTTGTATTTCCGGTTTTACTTGAGTTTGTTGTTGAATGACAGGCGTAGAAGGATCCGTATAATTATTTACTTCTTGAGTTTGAGTTGTCTCAGATTCAGTATTATCATTATCTTTTGACAATTCAAAACCTTCATCTAAATCCTTATCAATTAATTTGAGTGTATCTTCTGCAGTTTTAATATTATTTCGTGCTTCATTTTCATTAAAAAATAATGGCGCAACAGAATTATACAAAAATCCTATTCCATTTATCACAAATCCCAATCCTTTCATAAAACCTTCATATATTGGTTTCATAGTTTCAAAAATAGGAGTCAACTCTGCAATTATTTTTGGCAAATTATTAACTACAAATCCAAGTAATATAGCACTGAAAAATCCCATTATTCTATCAAATACTCCCATAACAGGACTTGCAATTTTTCTTACAATTCCTTTGGCAAGTTCGGATCCAGGAATTCTAGGGGTCTCTATTTTTTTCTCTCTTTCAAATCTTTTTTCGCCTTGTATTTGTTTCCTTAATATACTTGTCTTTTTAATTTGTAACTGTTTCAAATTTTTATTTGATGTAGTCAATACACTTTTTATATTACTAACATTAAGTTTTAAATTCTCGACGCTTTCCATTTATTACACTCCCAATCCAAGAGAAGATGCAGTGTAGTATGAAACATAAAAATTATCATTATCCTCTGCATCAAGTGCAATTATCGAATCTCCACCAGAGGGTGTTGAATTTACTTTAGAAGCAGATAAATTAGTGGCAGCACTTATCGGAGGCAACATTGTAATCGATGGAGACCTATTCATAGATCTCATTGACATGTTTGAAGTATTTTTCTTCACAGGATTCAAAGATTTATTTGCCATTGAATCTCGTGGTCCTCCAATGGCACCATATAATTTATTATATAAGTTGGGATCAAGCGCTTTTAATGTTTCTTTTTTAAAGTACTTGGAAAGCACTTCTATAGATTCTTCAAATTTTTCATTCGCTTCTTTAAATATATTATTATTATATTCTTGTTTTCTCAATGAGAGAAACATTTTCTCAAATAATTCTCCACCATTACTAATAATATCAGATAAAAATCCCGAAAATCTTGCTGTTTCTTTTTTAGGGACAACAGCCTCTCCAGGAGTAGCAAGTATTGGCACAATGTCCTTATTAATATTGGGTCCAGGAACAATACCACCTCTATTCATTTTTAAAGGATCTTCCTGTTTTTCTCCAACAATTGCATCGTAAATTTTACCACCAACAAAGTCACCAAGTAAACCCCCAGCAAATGTTCCAACACCAGGAATTGGAATTAATGTTCCTAAAGCACTACCAAGCAACATACCAACCGACTTTGCTGCTGCCCTACCTATTGGCTCTCCAAGAGCAAGAGACACGGCAAAATCAATTAGTGCTCCAAATACAGGTACTCTTTTAAATACTGGTCTCAAAAATTTCATGAGACCTTTTGCACCAAGTGCTTTTACTACCTTTTTACCAGCTAACTTTGATAATACTTCTGCTTTTTGAACTGCCTTTGCTACTGGATTTTTAGTTCTCTTATATACATCTACTCTCTCATGAAGTAGTCCACCAGAACCAGGTTTTGCTCTGGTAATTCTTTCCATCTCAACATTAACACCTCTTCTACCACCGGCAGCATTTCTAATTAAACCACCTCTCCTTATAGCATCACCAGCACCAGCACCAGCACCACGTCTACCAATACCAATAAGTCTCAGTGCTCCACGGATAAGTTTATATAATCGATAAATTTTTAATACAACATTAGTTAAAAGAAAACCGCCAATAACAGCAAGAATTGGTTTCCAATGTTTCCCAATAAAAGTAAATATCCCCGCTATTTTTTCAGCATTACCTGGTTTTGTTAACCAATCAATCGCCTTATTAACTACAAATCCAGTAATAATGGCACCAAAAAAGTCAAGTATTTTTTGAAAAAATCCTTTTACAGGAGTAGTAACTTTATCAACTTGATTTTTAACAAAACCACCAATTTTTTTTACACTTTCTACACCTGCTTCTGCCCTACTCTTTTTTTCCTTATCAGATGTAATTTTTATTTTTTGTATATCTTCTTTCTCTTTTGCAATCCTATAAGCAAAATCAGTTGCTAACTGATTTTGTATTTCTATAAGAATATTGTTTGTTTCTACTAATGTTTGTTCAATTGGCGTGCTTTCTTCTTTTCTTAAATAACTTGGATCAACATAAGACTTACTTGCCCCTATTTGCATTCCTTTAGGAATTTTGATAGTAGTCGATTTTCCAATAGATTTAAAGGCACCACGAAAAACTGAAGAAGAAATCATTTTCTTCCCCAACTTTGGTTTTTTATCTAAAGTAGGTGCCGTAAAACTTTGACTACTAAATACCACTCTGTTTTTGCTGTTTTAAATTTTCTTCCTCAATATATTGTTGCAAAAGAGAAACATATATTTCTCTTTCCCAAGGTATCATATTTTCTAGTTCCGTCAATGAATATTTATGGTGCTGAATCAAGGCAAAGTTTGTTTTGTAATAATTTTCCAAACTCTCATGAGCCAGCGCTAACTGAAAAAACTTGCTAACCCTTCCAATACAACTTCTGACTCCACACCTGTCTTTGGATTCTTCACATTAATTGTATGTGATAATTTTGGCATCGTGTTAAAGAATTCTTCAATTTTCTTAAATTGTTTGGTATTCATTTGCTCGATGAAATCATTCAATTCTTTCTTACTACAATCAGAAGCATCCCAAGATTCTTCATCAGTAAATACTTGACCAATGCAAGATGCTATCACTTGAATAGACTTATCAACTTGTTCATTTTTATTATCAACTTCAAAATTACTTTCAACAAATTGATTTAAAGATGGATATTTCATTTTAACCGAAAGATTATCATCCAATTTAATAATATTACTATGATTAGGATTCTTTTGAACCTTAATTAAATCAATATCAATTTCAACTTGTAATTGTGTTTCTCCATCATCTGGACATGTTACACTTACTTCTACAGATTCTCCTACGGATTTTGCACGAACATTTAAAAACAAATATTCAATATCAAAAGTTGATAACTGATCTACTTTAATTCCTCTTGTAATAATACAATCTGATATAACAGTTTTAATTGCATTTGAAATTTGTTTAAGATCTTCACTCTCCAGTGCCATGATAAGAATTTTTTCTTCTTTTACAAGAAATGGACGATATTTAATTAATTTTCCATTTGAAGGCAATTCCAACTCATATGTCGGTGTCGAAATCTTGGGTAAAGGCATACTGTTTGATACAATTCAGGTATGATTATTTATTACCCCACGCCAGGAGGAAGACCTACTTGATCATCCCCATCAATGTTCAATCCTGTTTTATTAGTAGGATAATCATGAAAAGGACCTTTATTCCATCCTCTATATTGCTCAACAATATACCTATCATAAGCAAAAGAAACTGTAACTCTTAAAACTTCTGCACTTCCATAAGAAACTGGAATAGAAGTAATTGCTTTAGGAAAAGCATGAAAAAATCTATAGGATATAATTGGTCTCTCTCTTTCGTTTGAATCTTTTTCACCCTTTGTTATATACAGTCCATCCAATTTATACCCATCAATGGGATCTAAAGGATAATTGAATCTTTTATAATATCCATCATGTGCTACCGAAACTTGACCACCTTGCTTATTCACTGGATAATTATTTTCACCGGCAACATAATCTATCCAACCCTCAAAAAATTTCAAAACTCGATAATCCCCATCAAGATAAAAAGTAAAATCACTATCGGTATATAATCTCGTATGAGCATATTGCTCATTAATACCATGAAAATTATCTTTTACCTCTGCTGTGGCAAGAGAACTAGTGGGAAGTGTTGCCTCAGAACACATCAATCCAAGATTATTGCTCAACCAATCCACCTTTAATCCATATTTTTTAAGAAATTTCATAAGACCACTTCCTTCCGAAAGTCCAGTCATATGAACTTGATAATAATTCGATAATGATACATTGGTAATTTGACTTCTTTCGATAGCACCTACTTTTAAGTCATTTATCCTTGGCATCCTAAATACCTTATACGAATCCTACATTATTAAGTATTTAGATGGCATATAAAGGAAAATACCAACCATCCTTTCCTAAAAAATATAAAGGTAATCCATCAAATATAGTATATCGTTCTCTATGGGAGCGAAAGTTTATGGTTTATTGTGATAAGAATGAAAATATTTTAGAATGGGCAAGTGAAGAAATTGCACTCCCTTATCGTTCACCATTGGATAATAGAATTCATCGTTACTATCCTGACTTCTACATCAAAGTAAAAGAATCTAATGGTGCAATTAAAAAAATGCTAATTGAGGTAAAACCCAAAAAGCAGTGTGTTGAACCAATAAGACCAAAAAGAAAGACTAAAGGATATATTTACGAAGTCAAAGAGTATGTAAGAAATCAGGCAAAGTGGAGAGCAGCAAAAGATTTCTGTGAAGATCGTCAATGGGAATTTAAAGTAATCACCGAAGACGAATTGGGAATTCATAAATGAGATATCCAACAGACATTAATAGCAATCGCATTCGTGGAGTGGTTGATAATCTAATTGGCACAGAAGATGCCGATGATATCATGATGGAATTAATGAATGCTCTTAGTAGTGACTCTACGCTTGTTCCAGATGTTGGAAAGTATTATGTATTTGTTTATAGACCGAAAACTCCTCTAATACAATACGATCAAAATCCTTTGGTGGCAGTTACTGATATATTTCGTTGGGGATTTCGTGGAATCAATTATCACTGGAGACAATATCGTCAATATTCTTGGGAAGAAGTTGTTGGATCATTATACCAAATATATCCAGATGAGCTTGCAGATGCAAGAGAGCTTCCAATTCAAAAATTCATTCTAAATAGTTAGAAAAAACGATAATGACATACACAGGAGCAAGTAGAACAAGATATAGTGGAGGAAGACCCAGACCTACTCCTAATAATACTCCTAATAATACTCCTAATAATGCTGGCAACCCCCAATACTATGAAGTGCTTGGAAATGTTTATGGTCCTGATGGTCGTAGAGAGGGAATAACAGAAGACCATGCTGATTACAATAAAGATCCCAAAATAGAAAAATTGGGTGCTGGACGTAATATAAAAAAATTAGAATCAAATTTAAGATATCCCATAGCAAGTATTAATCTTGATCAAGATCATATAAAATTTGATATTATTAAGTATGAAAGAAAAAAATCAGAAGGTATTAGTTATACATCAGGAGAGCAAGTAAAGGTATTTGAAAAGAATAAAGATGGAACCGATTATATTGAAAAGGGAACTACAATAATTAATGTAAGAAACCAGAATGCTTTTGATAACCCATTTGTTGGAGGTGCTCGTAATCCTACTGCAGAAAATCGGTTGGGATCAATAATATTACCAATTCCTGGACAAGTATCTGATACTAATGCAACAAATTTTGGCGAAAGTAATTTAAACAATTTTTATGCTGCTGCTATTGGCACTGCTCTAAAGGGAATATCTTCTGGTAGTCCAGAAGAATTAGCAACATCATTAGCATCAAGTACAATTGATGCTGCAAAAATAGCGCAAGATCGAAAAGTACAAGCTGCGTTGCGGTTATTTTTTGCTTCACAGGCAGTTTCTAGTCTAGGAGCAAACGTAAGCACAGATCAATTATTTGCAAGAGCAACTGGATCAATAATAAATCCAAATATGGAATTATTATTTAGTGGTCCAACTTTAAGACAATTTAATTTCGAATTTAAATTCACTCCAAGATATCAAAAAGAAGCAGTGATGGTTAAAGATATCATGAGGGTTTTTAAACAAAACATGAGTCCAATATCATCTCCAGGAGATAAGTTTATGCAAACTCCGAATATTTTTAAATTATCATATATTGGTAAGGGAAGTAATTATTTAAATAGGTTTAAACTTTGTGCTCTCACAAATATGAGCATTAATTATACTGGTGAAGGAAATTATGCTACTTATGCTGATGGTGCTCCAGTTTCGAGTACGATGCAATTAGCATTTCAAGAGTTATCACCAGTATATTATAGTGATCACGATGACGTAGGCGGAACAGGATACTAAAATGGGATATTTCAGAGAACTACCAAATTTACTTTATCAATCACCACTGACAAATAGAAATACTTCTGATCAATACGTTGCGGTAAAAAATCTTTTTAGAAGAAACAAACTTCGTGATGACCTCCAAAATGTTTTTACTTTGTTTAATAAGTATGAAATTGTAGAAGGTGCAAGACCAGACACGATTGCCGAAGAATTATATGGAAGTGCAGAACTAGATTGGGTTGTTATAATGACTGCAGGTATTGTTAACATAAGAGATGAATGGCCTCTATCAAATTATCATCTATATGAATACGCTAATAATAAGTATGATGACATCAATGCAATTCACCACTATGAAACAACTGAAGTAAAAGATAATAATGGTCGATTAATTTTACCAAAAGGAAAAGAAGTTAATAGCGATTTTAAAATTCCTAATCCAGATGATTATACTGCACAAAAATTAAATCCAGTCAGAGGAATTACAAATTATGAATACGAAGTTAGAAAAAATCAAGAAAAATCTAATATATATCTTTTAAAACCAAGATACTTACAACAATTCTTGAATGACATGAGACAAATCATGACTTATCAAACTTCTTCTCAATACATTGATGAAAGATTAATTATAACAGAGAATACTAGAAATACCATACCACCTGCATAAAAAAGGGGGAGGTTTCCCTCCCCAACTCTATCAATCTTCGGCAAGACGGGCAAAGTAGGACATTGCATCATCGTCCTCATCTTCAGTCATTTTAGAAGAACTCAGACTATCAAGTTCATCTTTGAGTGATTGGGGAACAGAAGGTGCTACATCTCCACGATTCTGCTGACGAAACTCTTCTTCTTCCTCGATTGTTTCTTGATCTTGGAAACGAGGAGTGCCCTTATTACCGAGCACATAATCCATACGCTTCTTCAAGTCATCATAAGACTTGAATTGATCGGGAGCAACAAAGTCTTGAAGAGAATATTCTTTCTTCCAAATCGCTTCCATTGCATCGTCATCATCAAGCAGTGCTTCTTGGCGGGCAAACTCTGAAGAGTCATAGTTACGATAACCAGCAACGTTCTTTGCCTTCAGTTTGAAGTTGGCACCTTGCCAGAAGTCAAAGGGATCGATTGCTTCTTCATCTTCAAACTCAGGTTGCATTGCGGCAGTGATCTTGTCAAAGATCTTCTTACCGAACTTATACAGGAAGACTTTACCTTCGTTCTCGGGGTT